GATAAAATATTTAACTGTCATTCTAAAAAGCTCCCGTGGTCGAAATTCTGATAAAAGCTATCGTCAAAGCCAAAAGTCTCACGAGTCGCATCAATATAATGCAATAGTACCCCGGCAGGCCGTGGTAGTAAATCGTAAGTTATCAAAGCTGCTAGTAAGTCTTGACTGGGCGAAAATAAATATACATACACCATTGTCATATCTAGACCGTCTAATGCGTATATGGATCCTAGATCTATAAATGCGAAGGCTAGAAATTCATTTATCTCAGGGATCGCCCCCCGCGTAATTAGCTGAAAATAACGTAATTTTAAGACCAAACGTTTCTCTTCGAGGGTTAGGACAATACCGCCGGAGGGATTTGCGAACGTACCGTTATCATAATTTTGATACCCGATATCGTCGAAGCCCCAAATTGGTTTGTCATCGGGCTCCGGGTTTGGTGCTATAAATAGCGGCAGTCCGAGAATAATTGACCACACTGCTAAACCAAAATCATTAGCCGTTTGTAAGTTAAAAACGTCCGTGTACCAACTCTCCCAAAATTGCGTTTGGTTAGTGATCAGCCAGTTTTGTTTGGCGGTAAGTAACGAGAGCATTGCGGGTGCGTCATCATACTCCCATATCAGATTGCGGAGAATGTTAACTGAATAGTCAAATTTCTCTATGTTCATTCGACGATCACCGTAATTGAACCAGCATCGATAGTTGGTATTTCAAAAATTTCGATGAACAATTCTGTCGTCTCATAGCTGATAGAGTCCGCATATGAAACTTCTAATTTTTTAACAAAAATCGTAGGCGTTTGACACGTAATCGCTCCGGCGAGTTCAAAGGGCGATACTTGAGCGCCCGTAACGAACCCGGGTTCATTGTTAAGTAACCCATCCGCGTACGCTAGAATATCTGCTGTTACTGATCCTACAGGATCCGCTGCGCTTATATCGGCGCTGATTGTCACGCGGGCAAGTACGGGTACGGGAGTTGGTCGATCGAAAAGTACATCAATGATTTGGCCGCTGAAGGGATTAGTCGTGGGGACGGTTACATCTCCGTTGTATGCGCACCCACCATTCTTTTTAATTGTTAGCGTGTTCGCGATGTCGGTATCGGAGCCCCCGTCGACACAAGCCCACATCGAATGAGGTACTAGCGTTACGTTTTGCTTAACTACAGTCATGCCCGTTGGGTTCTCTAAAAATTTCGCGCTACGTACGCCGAGGGTGGCATTTAGCCCGCTTAGAATCGCTTCGGCTAGCCCCTGCCCCTGTAGCGCGAGCGTATTTCTTCGGTAGATTCTAGTGGCTTCGTCGGTTTGCGTTGCTTGCCCGACCGTCGCGGCTTCAGTATTTGTGACGGTTTCAAGACCCAGGATGTCGGTAACGATGGTGGTGATAGTATTTTCTGCGGCGGTGATCGATCCGGCGGTAAGAGCCTGAACTGTGACTGTCGCATTACCATCACCATCTAATGTAACGATGGTTTCGGTTTGCCACTCGTTGCCGTTAACGTCTCTGAAGATAGTCCCCGCGGGTATCGGGGTTGTAGCCACACCGGCAAGAGCACACGGGGCAGTTGAAAATATCTGCGGGTTTCGTTCTGCGCCGGTGAGCGCCAAAATGGCGTCGAGGTAAACACCGCCCGCTAAATTCGGGTTTATTTGATTGGCTAGAGTAGCATTGTTACGTGCAATGGCATCCCGCGTTTCGGTCTCCGCTGCGATGAGAACACCCTGCGGCGTATCCGGTGTGACGATAAGATCCGCGCCGAGCGCAGCTTTATACTCGTTTTCTACTTCGACCAAAATATCCAGTGTGTCCGGGATGATCGTTCCGCTTAAAGTGATATACGCATAGCTAACTAATGACATTGAAGTTCCCCGATATTAATGTTTGCCCGTACACCGTTAAAATAGCCATCGTATAAGTTAATACCCCACCTGAAATAGTGGTAACTAAATTTAAAATTCGATCAACCCCCGAAACCGACGAAATAGCTTTTCGTAACGCCGCTTCGAATTGCGGGATATTGGGGTTGCCGTTCCAAATTGTCCGGAAATTAGGAATACCCAGGTTAGTATCGTAGATGCATTCCCCTTGCTGGCATTGAGCTATGGTAGTGCAAGCGTCACGTGTCGCCAGTATCCCTCGTCTGATAACCAAGTTGCCATCGGTTCCGATGAAGATATCATTATTTTCGTTAATACCTAGAGTCTGGGTCATGGCGGTATCGGTATCCCCTGCATAATTGTTCCGGCAGCTGTAATGTTAGCCCCGGTATTTAAGTCACCGTGGATAATCGTTCGCCCGGTAATCGTTAATGTTTCATTCATCGTAACTGGCCCGTCGAATTCAAAAGGCCCCGTTGCTTTTATCTTATCAGGAAATATAGCGATTCGGATAGAACCGTCCGCCGTTTGTAGCACAGCATTTTCCGCGTCTTCGCCGTTAATTGTGTAGTCACGCATAACGAGCGGTAAAAAGAAACTGCTCGAAAAATCTTTTATCCTATCGGTATTGGGCGGAGACTCATTACCTGACTGCATGAATAACGAAATGTCCCTATCACAGGCGAATAGCAAGCCCGTGTCGCCCTCTTTAAGATTAAACCGAAGAAGCATCCCGCCTGCGCCGATCGGGCAAACAGGAACTTCTGCGATTTGCCCTCGCGACTGAGCTACCTTATTAGTATCTACTATCTGTATTTGCGGCTGTACGCGTACATAGTCGGGCGGCCCAGACTGAAAGCTTATAACTTTCGCGGGCGTGACTCCCGATACCGATTGCATCATCTTCTTAAAGACGAACGCGAAAACGCCCGCTAAGCTATCATTACTCGCGGGATCGGTGGATATCGATGGATTTGCATTTTCAGTCGTCATACAAGTCTCTTTCCTTCTGCGATCCAATAGAACGCGGTATCTCGAGTAGTAATATTAAACCCGAGTTTATAAATAACGTAATCCCCATTTACTGCCGGGTATAATTTACTGGTTAACCGGAGTATGCCTCCCAATGTAGTTTGCCCATCTAAGTAGAAAGTAACCTTAATCCCTTGCTCTGTTAGCTCCGGAATTCCCACCAAACCTGTATCTGCGTTTACAATCGTCACGACGTTGGGCAACGGTAAATTTAGCGGCTTAACAACCAGCACCCCATCATCGATATAGGCAGTAACTTGCCCCATGCTGTTTAGCTGATCGACCTGTTTTAACGCAGCGCCTGAATATGTGTAGTTACTAATTTGCTTATCTTGGGCTTGGAAATTTAAAGTCACACCTAAATCTTTCGCTACCTGCTGGCTAATACTAGATAGCTTCGCTTTCCCTGGTTGGCTACTCGAAACAATTTTTCCCTTTTCGAAATTCCCCGTAAGGCACTTTAACGTTAACACAATATCGGGCGGCTGTGACGGAGCCGACGACACGATATTTCCGATGAAAATTTGTGATGTCCCGTAACTCACCCGTCCCGCTTCGATAGTCACACGCTTGTGCGTCTTATTCAGATTGAACGGCGATGTCTCCGTTAGGATGTAATCCATCGTCGCCCGATCAAGATTGGCGATCTTTACTTCGGCTTCGTTCTGTAGCGCGTTCGCATACTTCGTTCCGGTGCAGGATATCGCCAACGGTCCGCTATACACCTTCAGTAGCCCATCCACCTCAATACCTACTTTGATAACGCGTAGGTCGATATCAGCCATTTAATGCCTCGATTTCGGCAGTTGTAGCGAACAATAAATACTGAGAGATTCCAAACTCTGTATAAATCGGGTAATCCCCTGCCCGTGTGATGATCGCAAAATTCCCACTATCTTCCCAAAGATATTCGTACGGGATTATTGGAAACCCGCTCACTACGCGTTGCCCTTGCACCAACAGCATATTATCTCTTGTGACATCGACGGCCATGACGGTCGATACGAATTTAAGCGCCACATTATAAAAGCTATTATTCAACCGTATCGATAGCGTTTGGTTGGGGATTGCAGCTAAAGGTATCTCTATCATCCGAATGCCTGTTTATGAATCCATGACGGATTGTTTGTGGTCGTCGATGTCACGTCCTTGCCGTTTACCGTCCCCCTATTCACCGTAGACTTACTCGATGGATCTGCCGGAACCGGGGCGAACGTAGCTGTTACCGTTTGCGTTTCGTGCAGCTTCATAACGAGGGTAATTGTGTTGTAGATATCAGGCCCCTCGGTGTGGGGCATATCCGCGATGATCTGATTCTCGTAAGACCCAGTTCGAGTCTGTACGACAAGTAACGTGGCGCTTCGGTGCAGCTGTTGAATCGTTTTATACGTCGCTTGGTACTGTCCCGGTTGCAAGAACATGTACATCGTTATCTCAGTAGGCAGATAGATAACATGATCCGTGGCTAGCGTTCCATTCTCGCGCGGGCTCTCAGCCGGTTTCAGCCCTTCTTTAACTTCAGCTTTCATGGGACGAGCGCTAGGGAAAACTTGCATAAAATCTTTCGTATAGACGCCCACCACATCGATCGCTTTCGAGGGAATAGCGGAAGTTGCTAATGCTATCACTTGCTCAATCGACATTAGGCCAGTACCCCATCGTCAAAATTATTAGTCGCTTGCCTAATCTGTGCCTCTAACGATTTATTAAACTCGGCCGCGATACCATCGGAACTTGTGGCTTGCGTCTGTATGGTCACATCACCCACGGATACTGTGGTATTTCGCGTGAGCGCTTTGCTGCTGTTCGCAATGCTAGCGCCGGACGCTGATCCTATCGGCGCGGTAGACGCAAAGTTTACGGTCTGTTGCGCGGTTTTAATAACTTCAACGGCTTTAGCGTCGCCGAAGCCTAGGAAATCTTTCGTCTTTTCATAGGTCGCAACGACTTTACCCACGGCCGCCATGATCGTTTCGATAGCGGAGGTAATGACTTGTACGATCCCATCCCAGATTCCTTTAACGGAACTTCCCAGTTCTATAAAAGCGTCATGGATATCGCCGATGGATGAGAAGAATTTTTTAACTAGCGTTACAGCAAGTTGAATACCCGCGCCGATAAGGCTAAATGCAAGCTGTGCTATCTGCCCTAGCCCTCTAAAAACGTCACTGAGTATTGGCCACCGTTTAACAGCTTCCCCAATAACCGAATCAGACCCGCGTTGGAACGCCTGGATATCATCGTATAGTATGGCAATAGCCGCGCCCACAACCGCAATAGCCGCAACCACCGGCGCGAAGAATGCCACGAGGCCGCCTAGCGCAAGGCCAATTGCTTTAACCAAACTTGGATTTTCTCTTAAGAGTATCGCTAAATCTTGGAACCCTTTAACAACGATAGTTAAAAAAGGCAATATTTCAGAATTAGCGGATACGGCTAGCGAGCGGAATGCGTGTACCGTATCATCCCAAGTATCATTGTACTTAGCGGCAATCTCGGTATCTTTCTTTGTGATCACACCCAATTCTTTTTGGCGCTCGATGAATAGCTCGACTTCTTTACGCCCTTTCTGTAAGAGCATGATCGTACCGTTATCGAGCCCCATCTTGCGCCCGATACCAAACGATTCTGATCGACTTAATTTTTCGAATGATGCTGCTATCTCGGGAAGTACGTCAATGAAGTTTCGCGCTTTACCCTTCGCATCTGTCATCTTAATACCGAGCTCTACGAAGAATGGCGCGGCGCGGCTGGTTCCCTTCGTTGCAAAATCTGCAAGCGATGCGGTCATGCTCTTAACTGTTTCGTAAAATCCTTCCGCCGTGCCTCCGGACATTTTAACAGCATCGCCCCAAGAGCTTAGCGCTTCGACATCTACGCTTAGTGCGTCGGACAATTCGCCTAGTTGATCTGCAAAGTGCGTTGCGTATTTTAAACCACCAATGACGGTAGCCACACCAACGATAGCGGTTAACGCGCCGGTGGCTTGTCGGATCATGTTCGTAAACGAACCGCCCAGTTTCCCGGCTACGGTGTCGGTATCTTTGATTGATTTTTGAAGGTCGTCCGTTGTTTTCTTGGCGTCTTTGCTACCCTTTTTTAAATCGGTAGTATCGCCTTTGAATAGGACTATGAATGTTTCTAAAACTGAGGCCACTGTCTATCTCCTGGGGGGTCGTTTTTTCCCTTCCTCCTGCGCTAACCATTCGTTATACCGAGTTATCGCAATCACTTCCCACATGTTCATTGCGTCCTCGATCGTATAGACAGTTCTTAACTCTTGGATGGAGGCTTTGTCTTCTGCGATAATTGCCCCAAGGAGGCAGTCAACATTGACGAAATCCACGTGGTTATATTCTGGGCGAAATCTCCGAAGAAACTGGAGATCCGCCCTTCCCGAAAAGCGTCCCAATTATACTCCATCATTGCGAATTCTAGTTTTATTCGACGTTCCCAAGATACGCAATGCGAATCAATTAGTTCGACCGTTGTTAAACGAACCTCGTTACCTTCGGGTAGAGATACTGCAACGTAGCTTAAGATTCTATCAGCCATTTTTCGGTTAATCGCATAGTCGCCCACCATCTTTACCGGTACGCCCGAAGGGACATATTGGCAGATAATGTCGCGGCCATCCGAAGCGGGGAATTTCGACAAGATAAATTCTACGCCATCGATAGAGATTGGCTTACGTTCTAGTAGCTCTCGCATTAACTGGTTCCTAAATTTTCAAAGTTGAACTGGTAAATTTTTGTTTTCAAACGCCCTTGGCTAGTACCGGAAGGACTCGGCATGAAGTTAGCGCACTGGCCGCCTTCTAGCGTAGTGATGCTACCATCCGGGTACACGACTGTAAGTGTTATCTTATCATTCACTGCAAGCTTTCCTGCGCCTACGCGATTAGATTCAAACAATGCTCGTAAATTCTTGTCGTCATTGCTGCCTGAGATTACGTTGATTGTAGCTTTAATAACTGCGGCTACAGACCAGGCTTCCATATCGCCATTAACGCCCATGGCTGCATCGCCCATGGTAAGCGTAGGGAAATCTATAGGATCAGCGTCGCTAGCGAATTGAGTAATGCCAAACCCCGCAGGAAACGTGGTGCTTGCTACGATATGTGCCCGTAGGCCGAAAACAGGTATATACTGAGTCATAACACACGCCCCTTAGATTAGAATTTGGTTACCTGTGATCTTACGGATCACATCATCTTTACTGTAAATCAAGCTGTAAGTTGCCACACCGGCAACTGCGTCCACTGTACATCCGGCGCGCCACCCGCTATTTTGAATCTGTAAATAAGCTAGCGGATCGCCAGTTAAGCTCAGAATTAAAGATTTCTGCGCGCTGGTCAATGGCTTGCCTACACTGATCGTTCCGTTGAGCAATGCTTGCTGAATGACGCCCTGCATCGTGGTTAGAATCTGAGCGATGCCTTGGGCATTCGCTGGGATGCGAGTTAGTACTAGCAATAAGCTCATCAATTCGGAAGTCATCGCAGCTTTAAGCCACTGCTCGTTCGCGGCAATATTCATGTACTGAGGGCTATTCGCTGGCCCCATCAAAATGCCGGTTTGGAAGAACGTACGCTTTACGCCTGCGGTTTGCGTTGCACCGTTATAGTTAACTCGCGCGGCATCAAGAGTATTCGATAGCGCTGTGGTGGTCACAGTGGCGGTTAAGTTATAGTCTTGGAACTCATAGTTCTGTACGGTGTTAGATAGCGAATAATCAGTCGAAGCCATGGTTTCCATCGGCCCCATTTCTGGGTATTCGTCCGCAACGCCGGTAAGAATCAAGGCGCACATTCCGATATTGATTAACGCCGCTTTCCAGTCTGCATAGTCTTCGATCAATACAGGGATATAGTATTGGAACTGTACGTTTTGCGCATAGTTCCAAGTCGCAGCTTCCACGTGCAGATCGATCGTTAACGTCGGCATGAAAATAAACGAACCGAAATTATTTGATTGATCCGCTGAATCTGTGAGCAAGTCGGTGATCGATTGCGCTGCTGCACCATCCGAGAATATTCCTAGCGCATTCCATACGATCAAATCTTGAAGATCAGTACCCGAGCCTGTTGCGGATACGCTAATATCTGCCACACCGGTGTCTCCGCCGACGAAATCAAACGCAGCACGAGTCCCACTGTATGAAACAGTCGCCGCTGTCCATTGCGTGCCAGTATTATCGTTAATGGCCGCTTGAAGCGCTGTCGCTACATCGGCGAGGCTAGTAGCCGTAGTTAGATCGATCCCTGCCATGGTGTTAGTCACACCACCGATAGTCATCGTTAAACTACCGTCTGCAATCGCGGTAAACTGAGTTAGCGTGGTGGTTAGCCGACCGCCATAGATGGTAGGAGCCACTGCGGCTTCGTTCCATCGAGCGTAAGAAATTTTATTGGCAGTTGCGCCCGTCTTGTTGATGAACGTGAAGTATTGAACTGCGCGAGCATATTCTTCAGAATCGGTGCCGAAATAGCTACCCACATCCAAGGGGCTAGTGAACTCCAGGAAACTGTTAGTAGGCAATAAAGGGTTCGTTGTGAACAACCGACCGATCAGCTCAGCAGTAGGAACTGCATTTCCTGCGCCGACGCTTGAATTAATGTTAATGTATTTTTTAATGGAAATAGTCATTCTGTCGCTCCTGTTAAACCCGATGTATGTTAAATACCACGCTATTTGCTACGGGACTTACACTCGTATCAGTCGATATGTCGGTTAATATAAAATCAAAACTAGGTGAGGCTTCAAAGTTATCGCGATCATCTTTAAGTATCGGATTCCTCACCGAGGCAATGCGTAATATACCAAGCCCTGCGTTCTTCAATGTTGCTCGTGTTGCATCGCTCTGCATGATATTTTTTACAATGTTCACTATATCAGAAGCGGTCAACGAATTACTATCAGCAGGGTTTTCCGTAACGAGTGCGCTAATTTGAAAAGTCGCCTCGTCCCATTGCTCCTCCGTATGTATCTCTGCGGCACCGCCCCAAACGTCATCGCGACGAGGATATCCAAACGGCTCGTTACCTATCTTAAATAAATACACGGCTCTTGCGGATACTGCGCCCTGATGCGTGGGCTGATCCGATTGTGTGACCACAACATCGCTTAGCCCACGCGCCGTTAGCCCTGTCCGGATAATGGGCAAAACGATTTGGTACATCGCGTTATCTAGCATTTACGATAGCGTCTTAGGTACTTGGATACACAAGACCCCTTTCCATTTATCAATCGCGAACCAATCGTTATTTGCTTCACACTGGTATTGCTGATTGTTAAATACAAATTGGTCGCCCGATACATCGCGCTGCATACTGATTACATCATTTAACGAGTAGAACGTAAAATAATTTTTACTTAAATCTAGGCCCCATTGCTCGTATAGATTGCGCGGAACCGGCTGTAAGCTTCCTCTAATCGAAATCGCTGAAGCGTATGTTGGCACCCATTGCCCCTTTGCGCTTTGCGCTCGGGATACAAATTGATAATACGTTATGGTCTGCGAAGCGATTAAGCCGAGCGCCGTTTTTAGTAAGTTCGATCCGGGTATCATTCGTCCTCAACGATATTAGTTAATGTTTTCATCGCGATACCAGATTCTATCAACGGTTTAGTCACACCGGCAAATAACCGTCGCCCTTTCTTTTTCTTCTGAATACGTGCATCAATTGTTCGTGGCGATAGCGCGGGCGCTTCAATCTCATTGTACGCCGTTCGAATATCTGCCTCTGCTACTAGCCCTACCGATTCTAAAATCAAATTCGGATCGCTAGATTTTCCTTTTAGTATCTGCAACGCTGCCTTGCGTGCCGTTTCTTTCCAGTGCTCGCGCCGCTTCATGATCGTTGGCCGAATCGTTGGCCTAGGGGGGATTCCTAACTTCGGATTTCCCAATTCGTTCTGTGCTGCAATCGCTGCGACCGGTGTCGTTCGTCCTTGATCATCGGTATAGTATTTCCCGGCGAACCATCCAACCTTCCCGACCTTCGTACTGTTAAGCGCTTGCCCCACTTCCAGGGCTTGCAATAGATGCTTACCCGCTTCGGTAGTCTGTCTCGTTACTTTAACGCTCAAATGAAAATGCCCCCGATTCTGCGAAACCCTGCTGTTTCTGGCAACATGCATGTTTGAAACCCGCCGACCGCTAGCGCTTGCAGTAGCGCTAGTAGCTGTTGTCCGTAACCCGTCGAATTTAACCAGTACTGCCAGGTATTCGGCGCAGGCGGTGGTGTTATTGCAACCGAAACTTTATCAATCGTTGCAGACTGCAATTGCCCAGTCACCTGCCCTGCTGTTAGCTGTGTGGACAATAGCGCAATATGCGCCGTTAACAAATTTAACGCTCCCTGCCGACACGTTCCATTCAAATCGCCATCATCCGAATTGGCGTTTATGTAGCACGTTGCCCGATCCCAATACGCTTGCAATGTCGCATCAGGGTAGGTCGTTGCGTTCGCAAATTCTGGGAACTCAACACGAAACGCTGAAACATTAAACGTTAATATCGTCATTTAGCCCTTTCGTTTCTTCGGATCTTTAACTTCTTTAACTCCAGGCACCGGCATATTGTTGGGGTCATAAGGTGCTGATTTATCTTTCGGCTCTAAATCAGCAACGCCTTTTTCAACCGTCTTAGCTTTCTGTTTATCATGCTTGATAAAGCCGTTTTTCACGTGGTTGATAAAATGCTGATTAACCAATAACGCCTCCATTTGTTTATCCGATACGATAGTAAGTATACCCTTAGGCGTCCAGAGCCCCCCAGAGATAGTCGACCGCGCCCTATTCGCGCCGCCTTTGATTAGAATCCTTCGGGTCTCTTCGTCGTACTGAAAATCTTTTGCCTCTTTAACCGGCGCGGGTTCATAAATAGTGCTACCGGTTAAAGTCGAATAAACATAATGCGTCATAGTTAGCCTCTATTAGGTGCCGGACATACGTGCTAACGCCCATGGACGTTTCAACATTTGCCCTGCGGTTGCGTTTGAATAATCTTCCTTATAGCCCTTGGTTTCTTGCTGTACGCCCAATACCATAAACTTTGTGGGGATCGCTTGCATCCAAGTTCTACGATCATCGCTAGAGCCGTCTTCTACGATTTCAGCGAACATGTAGATTACGTTAGCGCCGCCGTTAGCAGCGGTTAGCTGCGGTGCGGAAACTACGCGAAGATTAGGGTAAGTTTCTCGAAGATAAGTCATTACTGAATTACCAAACTGAGGAACTTGATTAAGGAACTGTCTATCCACGGTGGAAACTGCCATGGTGATCGGAGTTTTCTCAGGATCGATTTGATCTTGTGAGTTTTGTTGAATGGTCGACATTAAACGAATGATATCATCGATGATCTCATTGTATGTCTTTCTTGACCACAACGGAGATCCGCTCGCACCATTCGCAGCGGTTAAGTAAGAAGGCAAACCGGGATCAGTCAAAATACCGTAGGTTTGATTCGCACCGTTGTTATAACCGTTAAACGCTACGTTGTTACGCGCGATATCGAGCTGTAGGGTAGCGGAGTTACGTTTCTCGGCTCCTGAATCGATATTTTGCGCAGCTGCACGACGCATTTCGAGGATATTAACTTCCATCCCGAGTTCAAAACGAACAACAGTACGTTTGTTGTAAACAATATTCCATGATGCTAAAGGAGTGTTAGTGAAATCGCCATACGGTTGTACAACGCCTTCTAACTCTAATAGCCCTTGGATAATTTCTTCATCTTCCCAACGACCGATTGTGGAAAAACCGGTAATTTCATCGGCTTTTTGCGCTGCAGTAAGTACGCGGACATGCCCCGGGGCAAATTTTTGTAAGAACTGGATAGGTGTAGAAATCGAACTTTGTGTAACGGGCGCTTGCAAGCTATCTTGCACTGCACGAATCCGACGCATATCGTTTACATCCATCATGCTGCCCATACGGGGCAACAAATCTAAATCTTTAGGACTGAAATTCTCAATTACCCGCACGTCTCTTGCGCTAACGTGATAGTGCTCTTGTGATTGTTCGTGGCTCATAGTCTCTAGTCTCTCGTCTCGTTAGTGGAATTAAGCGGGGGTTGTGGGTAAAGGAACGGGTGGCACATCCGTCGCGGTAATCACAGCTAAACCAGCGCCCGACACCGTGAAATAATCAACGACTGCGTTAGTTGGTAGTGTTCCGGAGGGGTAAGTGTCCCCTGGTGATATTGTAGATAGCTCACCGGTAGTTGTATCGTAAAGTACTACGTCACCAATCGCTGCTGCGGCTGGTAACAATACGAAGAAAGTACCCCAGGTGCAAAGTTCCGCTTGTACATTGTTAGCGAGCGTTAGTGTTGGGGCTAAAGCATCACCTAAGATACCGTAATTTACGGAAGCTTTAGGATTGATCAAGAACCCAGCGAATACGCCCGTTCCGCCGACTTGCGCTACACCTTGTGAAACTTTAGTGAACGCGCGGCCAAAAACGTTATTAGTCGCATCATCCGAATCCAGGATGTAAGACTCTGCGCGGCGTGGGCTGTCGGAATAAAATTCACCGACAACACCGGCCCCGGAAAATACGTTAACTGTAGTCTGAAAGCCCATGTTATTTACCCTCGCTCTTGTAGTAGTTATTCAATCTATCGTTTTTGTCGCTGGAAAAAATCATGGCTGTATCCATCCCGACCGCAGTGTTACCAGATTTTCGACCAGCTAGATAACCTTCGACGACCGCACGATCGTTTCCGGTATTAGCGGGCAGATCTAATTTTTTAACGGCGTATGCGGCAGCTTCATCAACCGTCATAGCCGCGTGATCAAAAGCACCAGTCCAGGGAATCACACGGTCAACAAAAGTGTTTCGCTCCGCTACGTCCATCGCAAAGGTTTTCATCGCGGTTTTTTTGAAATTCTGCACTTCTTTCGCAACGGTTTTTTTAATCATCGCATCCATGGCTTTAGCGCTTGGTACTTCGGCTTCGTCTTCCGCTTTTTCTTCTTCCTCAGCATCACCGACGGCGACTTCTTCCTCGGTATCGCTGCCGATAACTGCGGCTTCTGTTTTTTCAGCGCCCATCAACTTTTCTAGCGTCGCTTTCAATTCGCCGACCACCGCAGCTAGGGATTCGAGTGTTAACTCGTCTTGCCCTGCGCCTTCTGCCTTTACCGCCGCTTCTTCTGTTTTCTCAATCATTGACTCTAGCCCCTTGGTGTCAAGCGTAACGCGAAATGCATCGCGCTTATCTAAAACGGCAACATCGGGCCCGGATCGACCTTCGTCGACTAGTGCCAAATGGTTGCCCCTAATTTTTCGTTGGATAGCGTCGTAACGGATTCCGTTATGAACTCCCGAAACAATATCATACAAGCAACGATAACCAATTGACAGCTCTTTTTTACCGTCGGCGATCAAAGACGAAAGTTTTTCCGAAACAACTTTTAGGTTAGCGCGAAGGTACGGCGATTCGAAATAAACGTTCTCCCCGGTATATCCTTGAATTCCCTTCTTTTCTGCAGGCGTAAGGTCATCTTCGGCCGCGCCCAACATCTCGTGATCGTCGATCCACGGAACCAATTTAAAAGATGCAATCGTATCCGGGTCGGACAGTTCTTCTTCCGGGCGGTACACTTTATAGACTTTGTCCGGTTCTAATTCGTCGCTAATTTGCGCGCCGAGATAGTCAAACACCCCTACTTTCGAAATAGGGTTTCCTTTAATTTCCATCCACCCGTTAAAATCCGGGACACGCGCTGTATTCTCTCTCATCTTTACTCGTCCTCATCATCGTCAAATGAAACAACCGGTATTGCTGTACAGTGGCAATACGGTAGATCCCCGGGTAACCCTGTTACGCGTGGGCTATCTTGAATAACGGGCGGATCGCTAAAGCTAAATATCTGCCCGTCCATCGCTACATGTAGCTCACGTGAAGCTTGCCCCACGTAATTATACTTCCATTGAAACTTATCTAAACCGACCTTCTGCAGCCGCTTTGAATTTAACGAAGTGTATACTCGGCGCGTTTGGTCTTCCGCAATATTCGCTGCGCGGTTTTTGGTCACACCTTCGTACTTCTCTAGCGATTTCGTTAAGTCTGCTACGCCCTTGCCTTCCATGCTGATCGATCGCATCACATCGCCCTGGACCTGCTGTAGGTACTTTTCGGGGATAGACTTAATCAGCGAAACGTTCTCAGCAACCGAAGCAGTCATAACTTCCTTCATGCCCGCCGTTACGAAATCGGTTTTGATCGTAAGCAACTCGCCGCCTATCTTTTTTAAGTTCGACGCGACTGCGGCTTGGCTAACGTGACTTGCTTCTTGCACCATCGATTCGGCAATATCCCACGCTTCATCATCGAAGAGCTTTTTAAATTTCTTTGCGAGCGCATCGCCCAGGATTCTAGCTTGTGACGCTAGGCTCCAATCTTGCGCCATTGCTTTAAGCGCCTTAGGGCTGCGAAAGAGCGCGAGCGTGCGCCGCGTAACTTCTGCGGTCATTCGACTTACTAAATCTTCTAGCCGCATTTGGTATCTCCGCGTAACGCCCGCCGGGTGCGCGAGCTCTTTCCCTTGTAGCGCTTTATTGGGTCTCACGATCCGGGTTTCCTTCGTTCTCGGGTGCCTCTTCGTAATCCGGGTCGTTGCCTTCCTCGAACCCGCCGCCGCTATTTTCTTCCGGGGTTACGCCCGCATTCATCGCCATTGATAGCCTAGGCTTTAAGTCCGAGAAATCGCTTTCTATATCGCCCGCGAGATTCTTACGAATGTCGATCCCGTCGATCGCTCCCGCTTGTGCGTATAACACAGCCGTTTCCGCTTTCGATTTCTTGATAACCGCTTCTTCTGCTGCGGTTGGTATGTCTAGCGAATTCCACTTAATGGAAGTATCGAACGGTGCGCCCGGCGCGATCCAGGATTTGATAAGCAACATGTGGTGCCGATCGAGTACGGGCTCCATTTCGTCCGACTGAATACTCTCTAGATACTCGTGGTAACTCTTCCATTCGTACTCGCCCGAAGCATTAAACCCTTTGGGCGACGTTCCCATTAGCTTCACCGCTGGAATTTCTGCAATGGCTGCAACAATCTGATACTGGGTCATAATCACAGCATCTAAGTCGGTGAGCGACGTATCGGTCTGCGAAAACTTCTCATCCAGCCCTAGCGCATGAACGCCAAAGTTATCTCGCAACAACGCCCATTTTTCTAGTTTTTTCTGAAAGCTCTGTTGGTTAGCAATTGCCTGGCTGGTATCGACATTCAGCACCCCGACTCGTTTCGTCATCGATAGCAGCGGGGCTTCGTTGGCCGTGCGCTCCGCTCCGTAGATTCGCTCATAGATTCGTTGGGGGAGCGATATTCCTGCATAAATATAAGTCGGCTTCAGTACGTCCGGGACTTCGTTCGTTCGTGTGATGATGAGGTGAGTACGGTGAATCTTCATCCCGTTAACTACCCACCAAGTCGGCTCGTAGAAAAACTCAGACGCAGGGTTGCCCGAAGCATCCGCATCGAGAAGGGGCGTAATCCAGTAAGGGTCAATCTGTGTGATGCCCTTATAACTCTTCGGGGGTACGCCATCGATATTAAATGGGTTGCCGTAGAACTTTACAGGGTCATCCACCTCGATATTAAACTTCAAGATGCGAATGCCGAAGATGCGGCTAAAGCGCGAGAACTGAACGAGGTTGTGCTTAATGCGAAATTTCTTGTCGTATTGCCGAATAGCGTCCTCTATTTTCGGATCCATCGGCAAGCCATCGTTACGCGTAATCTTATAGCCATTGCGCGCCGCGTCCTTCCCGGGCATTGTGCACGCTTTATCTACGAGCCAGTGCTGCGATATAAGCGCGCATGTTTGTGAGCCTATGAATCCTTGTTCGCTATACCACGCGAGGAGTAACTCGCCAGCGTAAGTATTGCCGATACTGAACTGGGCTTTCGTGAAGTTGTTAGAGTCCATCGCTTGACGCGTTACGCCTGTCTTAGAATCGAAGACAGGAACGGCAGGAGGATTTACCGGAGTGGGTGGAGGCTGTAGGAATGTGCGCGCGTTCACTTCATCGATAACCTCATCGCGGCTTTTACCGTCGAGATTAACGTCGGTTGAAAAAATACCGTTCGTTTGACGCTTAGCTTCTACCACCACCGGTTTAGGCTCTCGCTTAAATAATTTTCTAATCACTGAAAAACCCCTGTGTTCGTTGTGCGTATGCGATCATGATAGCGTCGGCGCGGTTTGGTGATTTTGTGCCTTTCGGCTTTTTGTTGATGATCATCTTACCGACCGTATTATAAGTATACGTGGGCTGCGATAATTCTGACAGCGTTTCAGTTAGCTCGGGTAGACTGCTAGATATTGAGACAATCGCATCCGGGTCGAACTTCTCCCCTTCGACGACCGCTTTATAAGTAGCAGCGAATCGTAGCCGCAGCATGTACCACATTTGCGCTTTACGATTCTTAAACATGTTTTTATTGCGCTTACCTTCGGTCATACCATCCGGCGATAGCACACCCTCCGATCCACGAAACGCAATGAACGGTATTTGTCGTTCGCCCTCTTCGTCGCGCTTCTCATTCACCATACGCGCATCGCCCCGTGCGCCAGCGCCAAGACCGTCCGCATCGTACATCACCATTGGGTAGCCGTGCAGGTCACATAGGCGCATGGATCGTTCAACCGACTTATAGATGTCACTGCCACTGCCCGACCAAGTTTCCATTTGCTCTAGTAGAATACCGTAGCGCCCCGCTTGCGAAAGCATATCTGGACCTTCATCCGCAATATCCAACGCAGCCAACCGCGCGCCCGTGGGCTGAATGCCGAGCTTGATATGGGCGTCGACTGCGGCTTGGACCCACGCAGTCGGGATTAGAATCCCTTCAATAGACGCATCAAAATCTAAGTCGAGCTCCTGCGCTACAACAACCGGCGCTAAGCGCTTAACGCGCTTGTCATACCACTCTTGATCCTTGCGCGGATCGTCGCGCCAGTGGAAGCGAAAGACGCTTGTCTCACCACTATGTACCTTATCTGCGAATGGATTCTGTCGCCCGAATGGCGTTGAGATATCGATACGACATGGCGTTGCTTCGGATAGCGCCGATTCGACAAGCTGCGGTTGCTGCAAGAAAGCCGACTCATCGACATAGTAGATACTATACCGACCGCCACGCCCGATCTGAACGCCCGCCTCACCGGTGATCACACTGCCGCTCTCTGGGAAGATACAGCGCATGAACGGGGCGTGCTTATCGCGATTCCAGCCGCCGCGAAACTCGGGCGGTAGCAGTTCGGTAAATTGGCGTATCTTATAGAATATGCTTTTTGGATCGCCCAGCTTATCGACGGAACTCTCTTTGTTCGAACCGAAGCCTATAATAAGTCCGTCGTTGAATATAGACAGCGTTACAGCGAGCGCTACGGCTAGCCACGTTACGCCCGTTTCACGTGACTTTACGGTTACGCCGAACTCATCGTTTTGATAGCGCGCGATTGCCCACTGCAGCCACTCGATTTGACGAGCATAAGGTAGGAACGGTAGGACGGTGGGGAGCTTTCGGCGCGCAAGACGGGGGTCGGCGGTGCAACCCCAATCGATAATGAACTGAATCGGGTTTAGCCGGTAGAACTTTTTGATTTCAACGAGGCGCTCGGGATTAGCACGCAGCCATGCTAGACGCCGCGATCGATGCGCATAAACGCGGGCGTAATCGGGATTCTTAAAATCGAACTCAAACGGTAGCCTAGGCTCATTCACTCGTCACGCATCATTTTTTGGTATTGTTTCGCAGCTTCGACGGGGTCGGCCGTATCGATCGTAACGCTGGTCTTAACGACCGAATTGCTCGTTACATCGGCTTCAACGATTTGTTTCGGCTTGCCCATGATTCGATCCCATATTTTTTCGTAAACGCTAAGGTCGCCCTTCTTTAGCGCATCGTATGCAGCTTTAGCTAAAGTCCGCGCTAACACGGATTCTTTTTCGTCCTTGTGTATTGCTTGCAGTTCGTCCAATTCCATCCACTGAACGTTACGGAGCATATCGAGCGTTTGGCTTGGGCTGTATCCCTTGTCCTTAAGCAACGGGACTAATTTACGCGGACGCCCCTTAGAATTTCCGCACTCCCCTTTACCCCAACGGTTAATCGCGCCGCCGTGTTTTTGCTTAACTTTCGTACCCATATGCTAATCCTTTGTATTTCCTTTGTTTTTTATTATTAATTCAGGATCCAGCTTCAACATTCGATCAATTACGATCTGACAGTATTGCGGATTGATTTCCATTCCGTAGCATGTACGCCCGAGTTGGTGCGCTGCGACCATCGTCGTACCGGAGCCGATAAACGGATCGTACACGTCGCCCTTGTGGTTCGTGATCGGTCGGCCCATACATTCTACCGGTTTCTGCGTGCTATGACCCGTATCGTTCGACTGCGGCTTAGCAATCTCCCAGAGCGTCGTCTGTTTCGAATCGCCACACCATTCCGCCGTCGCGCCCTTTTTCACCGCGTACCAACAGGGTTCGTGCTTCCAATTATAGTCGCCCCGGGAGATAGCGTGGTGGCTTTTAGCCCAGATAATTTGATTCCTTATTATATATGCGTTGTCCTCTAACGATTTCTGAACGATCGAAGAGTATTTCCCGG